ACACACGCTGCCAATTGTCCTTGGCTTATATTCCGATGACAAGGAATAGACAACGTGTGTGGGTGATAGGGGATGTTTGCTGGTCACGATTGGTATCGTGGCCAGGCCGAGGTAACTCCTCGGCAGAACCGTCTACTCGACGGATGGAGCGTGGTGCGTTGTGTACCACCCTAAAACGGTGGAGGAAAACATGGCGATACCGCGTAATACCTATTGGAACCGGCCTTGGTTAGGCTTTGAACTCGGTATTTCTGATAATGGTGGCTCACGCCACCGCCGAGAGCAACACGGTTACTCATCTGACCCCTCAGTTCCAGCGGAATGGGTGAACGTCTACCCATACAATGGAAGAACTTCGAGGACTGTTGATTTCCGTCCGTTCCTTGGTTCGCCCCCTCTGAATACGTTCACGCCAACTCCGTACTACGGGCAGTTTCATCCCGTGGTATCGAGTTCGTTCCCCGGCTGGCAGGAATGCCCAGCCGCGACGAACAAGGCGTTTGCGCGACTTCTTGACGAGGTGTACGGGGATTCATCATCCCTAGGCACCACGTTAGCAGAAGGCAGAGAGGCGTTTACACTGATCGCGGATCGCTGTAGCAGGATCTATCGGTCGTACAAAGAGCTTAAGCGGGGTAATTTTCAGGCGTTTCTCAAACATCTGAGCGTTGCACCGAAACGTAAGCACCGATCAATCAAACGCACGCTCGGTAAGGAGGCCTCTGGTCTCTGGCTCGAGTATTGGTTTGGTTGGGCCCCAATGGCCAATGACATCTTTGAATCAGCAGTTGTCCTCACGGACACCCTCGGGCAGCAATGGATCTCCGCCCGGGGCTCTGCAAAGCAGGATGTCAATCATTCGGAGTGGTTTTCAGTCGGCTCCGGCGACTACGGCATGGTTTGTACAACTGATGTTGTAGTTATAGTGAAACAGGGTGGTGACTTTCGGATTGAGAACCCGAATGCTGCTCTGTTAACTAAGCTTGGCATGAACAACCCGGCTTCCATAGCGTGGGAACTAATGCCATTCTCGTTTGTCGTCGACTGGTTCACTAACGTGGGCGATGTGCTAAATGCTTATACAGCATTGTTCGGATTTGAGTGGAAGAGGCCCTACACGATGTCTTATGTGAAAGGTCTCGCCACTATGGACATGGGACGGTTCCCGGGTCGTACAGCTTCTGTGACCTGGAAAATCAACCACCATGACCGCGCTCCGAGCTTAACGCGCACGCTTGTCGAGAAACCAAGACTGCTTAATTTCACAGGCAGTCACACCCGCGCCGTAACTGCGGCTTCCCTGATGGCACAAATCCTGGTCTCTGACTGAGATATACCATCCCAATCTGATAAGAGGAATACCGAAATGCCAACAATGGCGAGCATCACAGTCAAGAACGCGGCGGCAGCCGATGTCATCTACAACGCAGCGGTGGCGTCGGCCGGGGATAAAACTCCGGCTCGATGGAACCAAAATGCTGCGTCGGCGGTGGCAGGCTTCCGCCCCACGTTCAACTGCGTTACGCGGGACAATGGCCAGGGGTCGGCACGTGTCATGGAGTGCAATTTCATGTTTCCGCACATCCAGACCGTGTCGTCTATCGACTCGATCGCGGCAAAAACAACTGCCAAGATCTCGGTGACGCTGCCCACGAACTTCTCCGCAACCGGCGTCAATGACGCGTTCGTCCAGTTGGGAAACCTGCTGGTCAGCGCGCTCATCCGTGCGGTGGCGGAAGAGGGATACAGCCCCACCTAAGTCGTACAAAACCCTGATTTTCATACACCAACATAGGAATGAAAATGGCGAATGTATTGCCACCAGACCTCACCAAGGTCGCTCTGTCCCTTTATGAATACCTCGACTCTCCCGCCTCACTAGCGTGCTACATGCTGGTGAAAGCTAAGGAGTGGGATCAGTTAGCCTCACGGAAGACTATCCCCGCTTACTATCTAGACACCGTTACTGGAGCCAACAACTATGCTCGTGCAGCTCAGGCGAATGATTTTCTTCGGAAAAGTCCTCTTCTCCCTGTGTCGCGCGACCTTGTCAAGGCTGCGGAGGAAGTGTTTCTAGAGTGTGAGGAGCAGTGCTTTAGAACGAACGTTTACCTCGACTCTCTCTTGCGTCGCTCCATATACGGTGACTTCGAGTCACCAATGGAACGACGTCTTGTCGAAATTCTCGACAAGGCGGCTAAAATCGCGAAGAGGATCTTGGGACGCATCCCGCAGGAAATTGAATGCGGTTTCGGTCCGGGCACGAGCTACGAGCTTGAGGGTTCTGCGTACACAACGTTGCTGGACAAGCTCTATACAACACCAACTGCTACATCAGCCTGTTTGCCACTTTTCGAGTGGAGTTATTGGCCGACCCTTTGGGGTCGATCCAGGCTGAGAGAGTGTCTACCACTTCCCCGGATAGGCAGGGGAAATCGCTTTACGACCGTACTCAAGGATGCCTTGAAACGAAGGGGCATCTGTATCGAACCCATGGGAAATCTGTGGGTTCAGCTTGGGTGCGGTCGTGCGTTAAAGTGGAAGTTAGCCGACGTCGGGTTGCACATTGGGAAAAGTCCTTATCCCTCTAATCCGGTAGAACGTCTGCGGACTAGCCAGCCCTTAGATGGGCAGCACCATCACCGCATGATGGCCCGCGAAGGGTCCATGTGTGGAGGTAGGTGGGCGACAATGGACCTCAGCAACGCGAGTGACACGAAAGCACGTAAATTAGTTAGTTGGGTACTCCCTGACGATTGGTTTGCGCTGCTTTCTGCTTGCCGTTCACCATATACACGTTTTCGCAAGACGTGGGTACGTCTCGAGAAGTTTTCGAGTATGGGAAACGGTGCTACTTTCGAGCTAGAAACTCTCGTGTTCGCTGTGATAGTTGCAGCAGCATGTGAGCTCGAAGTCGGCCGAGATCTGTTCGTGTACGGAGATGACATAATCCTCCCGAACGAACATTTTGAAGAAGCCTCGGCGGTCCTGCGGGCGTGTGGTTTTACGCCTAACATGGCAAAGTCTTTCGCAACAGGCTCCTTCCGGGAGTCCTGTGGCGGGGACTACTTCGAGGGATACTCCGTCCGCAGCGTGTTGGCGGATGGAACCTTCGAAGCGCCGACTGACTGGATAACCCTGCATAATCAGCTGAAACACCGGTGGCCTAGAGCGCACCGTGTGCTAAGACTGATCGTATCGCAGGTACCCACTCAGTTGAGACTGTTCGGTCCGGGCCCACTGGGCGATCGCGTGTTGCATGCGCATCGTTCCAAGTGGAAAACCTGGGTCGAACACGGCGTGACGTACGTAGCTGTCGTCAAACCGACCCTTCCCTCCTTGCCACTTAACAGGTGGAGCAACCATTTACATCTGGCGGCTTTCCTGTGGGGTGGTGTTACTGGAGGGCGGTGGATGCGAGTCCCCTTTAGAGGGGCACCCACCGGGTATCTCATAGACAAAGCCAGCGTTAGCTAGCACTTAGGCCCTGAACTTTAGGGGCCAAATGGAGGGGGGTCTTTGACCCCCGTAATCGGAG